GGTAAATTTTTAAGATTTAAATCTTGAGAAATTATTCCTTTTTTTGCAAGTTTATCTGTTCCATTAAGTATTGTTCGATTCAACCCATAACCCTTTCCAGCACCATAGATACCTGCACCAGCGACGGTTAATCCTGCAGCCGTTGCTCCTCCTTTTACTGAATTTTTAAGATTATCTTCTTTTTTACTAAAAAAGTTATTTCTTAATACTAACATATTGTTTATCTATTTTTGTGTTTTTTATAGGCCCTAGCACCTAAAGTAGCTACTGTACCTGCCGCAGTTATTCCGGCCCCTGCCCAAGCAGCACGACCTTTAGCTCTCTTAGCAGCTTCATTAATTTCTCCAATAGACTTTATTACTTTTTTTTCAAGTCTTTTATTCCTCCCGCTTACCTTACTCCAAGCTCTTTTAAGACTATTAGAATTATTTTTGTTATAAATCTCAGTTGCTAATTTAGTTACTCCTTCAGCCTTAAGATCTCTCTGTTTACTAATCTGTCTATGTTTTAACCCATAATACCCTAATCCTCCAGCAGCAGATGCTCCGATTCCCAGTGCAGTATTAGAATTATCACTATATTGTTTTCTAAGTATTATCATAACCTATCTAATTTTAGATTTTTAGATCTATCCCCTTCATTGAAGAATAGAATCCATAAAGATTCGGGGATAGAAAGAAATTACTTGCTGTGGCTTTCTTTATACTTCTTAGCGCCGTAGTAAAGTCCACCTGCAGCAAGAGCACCAGCACCTACACCACCGGCAATCTTAGCATTGCGGGTAGTCATTAAGTTCTTGATACTTTTCTTAGCTCCAGCTTGCTGACCAATACGTCTAACAGGTTTTGCTTCATTAGCATCCAGGATAGCAGCAGCATCTTTTCCAAAGAAGGCAGATCCCTTACCAGCTTCTCCCTTAAATTCAGGCTTATTTCTGCGCTTGTTCTGCATCTTTCTGAACTCTTTGTCTAATCCTCTATTTTCAATTTCCTGGAACTCACGAAGTTCACGTGCGCGAACCGTCGGATCAGTTGCATTAGAAGCACTACTCCTATATCCTCTCAGTTTCTCTACCATAGTTCTGCTTCTTACTCTACCCTGTGCAAATTTTTCTAGTTCAGCGGGATTATTTCTTAAGTATCTTGTATATTCTGCCGCAGTCATTCCATGAGCGTCTGCTGCCTGAGATAGTACCGCATTATTTACTGCAATACGTTCACCACCAACTTTAAACTCCGTGAACATTCTCTCTTCTACGTCACTATACAGTACTTCATCTAGATAATCATCTTCATTAATGATTTCATTGGTTGAAAAATATCTCTCCTCACCATATTCGTCGAGAGCTACACTAAAAACTTTTCTTCTAATATACATAATTATTTTTAATTTATTTTATTGGGAGAATGATTTCTTTTTTGAGTTTTAACTTAGAAATCTCCTTCTCCCAACCTGAGAAAACTAAGTCTTCATCTATTATATTGAAATAATATATTTAAACTAATATATTATTTCTAAAAATTAATCTTCAGTTGCTTTATAAATACCATATCCAGCTAATGCTGTAGCAGGAACAGCTACAAGTGCAGCCTTTCCTTTAGAAGTCTTAGCAAATTTACCAAGCTTTTTTCCACCCTTCTTTGTATTTTCAACAATAAAATCAGCAGGTTCCTGGAGTTTTCTACCTAGCTTAACTTTTTTCCTATTCTTCTTATTAAAGAGTCTCTTCCAGGTTCTAGGATCTATGGTAGCCTTATTGTCTTTTACCATTTTTTTACCTATCAACTTGGCCCCCGTAATACCAGCGGCACCTGCCCCTGCTGCTCCAAGAGCAATATTTCTTGCAAGATGATCATCATCTGAATACATCATTTCATCCAAGTAATCACCTTCTTCTACATACTCACTTGAAGAGAATAATCTCTCCTCACCGTACTCATCAATATAAGTACTAAAAACTTTTCTTCTAATATACATAATTACTTTTTTTGTTCTTCGAGACGATGTCTCTTACCTAATCTATCTATAGTATTTCGTTCAGAAGCTTGAGAAGACGCTTTTCCAGTGAGATAAGCTCCTCCAAGTGCACTAAGACCTGTCACCCCTATCGAAACGGGGAGAGCAGATTTTTTAGCTATCTTAGATATTCTTCCAGACCTCTTCACTACTTTATCTAAATTTTTCTCTACCCTTTTTGCAGCATCTGCATATCGAGAAAGCCACTTACCCGTAGTATACTGTTTTCCAGTCTTTTTTTTAGATAAATACCTTCTACCTATAATAGGCATATTAGATCCTATTCTTGCCAGTTTTCCTGTTCTTGCGGCTCCTTTCTTAACCGGATTGATTGTATTAGAGACAAAACGTGTCTGGTCAGAAATATCATCTAAGAATCTTTTAGCCTCAATTCCTGCAGGAATACCTAAAACAAGTCCTGCAGTACCTCCTGCAATTCTTCCAACTTTCTTCGCTTTCTTAGAAGCTCCTTCAATTATCTCAATATCGGATTTTCCTTCAGAATCTAATTTATTAGCTTCTTCATATCCAGCATGTCGTCCTATATTTTTCAATGGATTTATTTTTCTTCCTGCCGAACCTTTAGGAATTTCCTCTAATGTTACTTTTCTTTTTGAAAATAAAGAATTTCTGAGAATAATCATCTTTAATCCCCCTTTCCATACTTTTTCTTATGATACTTTCTCATAAGATAACCATACCCAGAGGATAAAGCTAATCCTCCCGCAGTTAAAAGTTTTGCATTCCTCGATACATTACTAAGCATAGGATTTTTAGGTCCTAAAGATCTTCTCTTTATTCCATAATATCCCAGACCTCCTCCAACGGAACTAAGTATCCCTGCAGCTGACAACATGTTAGTTTTATCATCGGCTTTTCTCTGCTCGGATGTCAATGAAAACTTTCTAATCACTAGCATCTCTTTCTTTCTCTTTCTCTTTGAAATCTTCCACACCCTGTGTAAAAGTTTTCTCCTTTAAATTATTCTCATTCATTTTCCTCTTGGCATTCCTACTGGTTGAACTGGTTTAGGACGAGATTTATATAATGAAGTATTTCTAGTTTGAGCTTCTTCATTATTATCTCTTTCCTCTTTTTTAACATTAATGGAATTTTTTACCATTGTATCTTCTTCATCTTTCTTCAGCTTCTGGAGTTGAATCACGTTCCTTTTCCTAGCCATCTCATCCTTCAAAAGCAACTGAGATTTTTGATGTTGAATCTGAATCTGCTGTCTTCGGAGTCTAGCCTGTTCAAGCTGAAGATCTTTCATCGTAATTTCCTCTGTTTGTTGCTGTGGCTGTAAAGTCGATGGAGCCTGGGTTTGTTGATTTTGTGGGAGCTTTGCTCTTTGGAGTAATTCAGTTTGTTGTTGAGTTAAAGTAAAAGTTTTTGTTTTTCTTTTTTGTTCTTGTTTAACTTTATAATGTGCATAAGAAGATAATCCCGTAAGACCTAATCCAGTCCCAGTCATTATTAAAGATGTCTTTCTTAGTCTTTTTTTCTTCTTTGCCCCATATTTCTGATACTCATTAAGAAGACCTAGACCTAATCCCGTTGCAGTAACGGTTGCTCCTCCCCGAAGTCCTCGTCTATAATATTTGTCCACATCCTCATCAGACATTCTTTCGAGATCTAATACTTCCTTTTTCATAACATTTCTTCTTGATTATTGTCTGGTTGTATTGCAGAAGGATCAATTCCCTGTTGTTCACACATAGACATAAACTTAGCTTGGAGGAATTTACTATACATATCAATAGTTTCGTCGGTAATGATAGACTCCGTGGAAGGGTCAATATCTTTAACAAGCCCCTGAATATATCCTAAGAAAGCCTTAGAATCTATGAGCGGTGATGCAGATTCCATTACTTGAAGAGCATTTGTTAAGATTCCAGATATACCATTAACAAGACCAGAGATAGATTCACTCTGATTAATCTGATTATTATATTCAACGCTAGTCTTTTCTGAGATATGTAACTGAATTCTTCCTACTTCAATTTCCTCATTATAGAGAATTTTATATATGATCTTTACTAAGTCCGTCACAGATTCTTTAATACCAATCATAAAACCTGCCACTCTCGAATTTGCACGCTCCGACTGTTGAAGTATTTGCCACTTAGAACCACTAGTACTATCGAGAATAGTAGCAGGAATACCTAAGGGACTAAGAACTGCCGATCTACAGTTTTCAAGAGTTTGCATTATATCAAGAAGTTTATCACTAAGTTTATCAAGGGGAAGCATACTATTTTTATTCCCCAGCGTTGCATTATAATCAGGGATAAACTTTGCAGACTGTGATAAGACATTCTCAATAAAAGAAATTGCATCGAACTGTGAAGTTAGGAAAGATGCAAGCTCGTTAGTATTATTAGCGAGTTTTGTAGTCCTAGCACAGAGTTCCTTGGCAGTTTCAAGAGGTACAGATTTATCGAACTGTAATAAAAATAATTGTGTCGAACTTAAGTCACGTAGAGAAATAAGACTGACGAGAAGCTCTTTGATAATGAGCTCTTTAACTTTTAGAATTAGAGAGTAAAATAATGGTTCACCAGCACTATAGGCCGACTGAGCAAGAACCTTACTCCTATTATCTCCTCCTTCTTTTTTTCCAAAAGTAGGAACAATCTTTTTTTCTCCTTTCTGCTTATTCTTCTCGTCTAAGTCATTGATGAGGCGTAAGTTATTAGATCCGAGAGTAAAAGCTTCCTCTTTTGGAATCTCATAGATCTTACCATCTTCTCCACGTGCAAGATAGGATTCATCCATCCCACCGTCTTTATTTCTTTTTTTCTTAGTGACAACTGAAACAGGATCATACAATTCTTCAAGTCTAAACTTAAGATGTCCAAGTTCATCACGACTCTTCATAAGCATTCCGGCATATTGCCCATAAAATACCATATCTTTAACATGATCTCGAACATAGTTTAGGATATTTAAGTCCTTGATAAGAATTTCATTTATTCTTTCAGTTTTGGTTTCATCTTGATTTCCCTCAAGATCAAGGATAGTTACTACCTGTTTCTCATTTTCTTCTAAGAAGTTTACTATATAATCTGCAAAAAAATTTGTTGCGAGTTTTACGACATCAAGGAGCTGATATCCCCTAAGTTCATCTACTCTTTCATAGTAGAGGGACATTAGGTTAGAAGGTGAAGAGGATCCTAATAGCGGACTTCTTCTAGTTCCTTGACCCCATTTTCCAGCTCCTCCTGTAGATCCAATCTGAGAATACCCTCCTGCTCCTTTAAAGATATTTGAGCGAAGAGGAACACGACTAGCACCTACAGCAAAAGAACCAAATATTTTTTGGAAAAATCCTTCACTTTTTTTCATAGACTTTCAAAATTTTAAATTCATATAATTTATATTGGTTCATCCCTCTCCCAACTAAGTTAGAGGGTGAAAATATTATTATAACTAGATTAGTGTTTCCATTTTTTCTTGAAATCACTTTCTTTCATCCTTCCTTCAATCATATCAATACGATCTCTTTCTTTTAAATAAACGGGATTATTCGCACTTCCCCACTTATTTCTTATTCTTCTACTCAAACGATCCGCTCCATAAGTACCAAGTGCGGCAGCTCCTGCAGCATAGGGATTTTTAGTAAGAGCACCTACAGTAGCTCCCCCAACTAGAGCCGAAGTAGCAGACATTCCCCTACCTTTGTGTTTTTCAGATCCTGCCCAGTCATAATAAGACTTTCTTAGTTTCCTGGGAACAAGATTTTTCGTAGTCCAATTAGCTACTTTATCTTGTAGTTTAAAATCTTCTTCTTTTGAAGACTTCTTTTTTGAAAATTCTCTTATTACCAACATAATTTTAATTATTATTTACGATTTTTTGTATAGTAGTTATACCCTGCTGCAGCTCCAAGCCCGAGTCCGGTAGCTAAAGCCATTCCTCCTATACCTCCTTTTATTTGAGCTTGTTTTTTCATTCTGTCCGCAGTAGCAAGCTTTAACTCCTTTAACTTTACTCTTTTTTGTGCAAGAGTTGAGGCAAGTTCGTCTTCTTTTTGCTTTGCTAATTTATTCTCAATGAAAGCTTTTCTCTTATTTGAAAGTTTTTTAATAGCAGATTTTTTATATCGCTTAAAAATACCACCCTTTCTATCAATAGACCTTAACTTCCTATTGACTATTTCGTCCTCCTTCTGAAGACGAAGATTTTTCCATTCTTCAATTCCCTCTAAACCTTTTTTATAATTTTCTTTGGTTTTTCTTAGCTTAGAGTCTAAGTGATTAAGACGTTTTTCTATTTTTTTATCAGTCATTTTCTTCCCAGAAGTACCTACAAGATATCCTCCTACTCCGGTTAGACCTACTGCTTTTGGGATTGCCCAGTCAATTTTCGATGATTTAAGATCTTCATTATGTTTTTCTGAAAAACTTTTTCGTAATATTATCATCTTACTTTTTTTTTATATTAAGAGAAGTACTACTATACTTCCCGTCATTGCTAGAACTACAGAAAGTACTTCTTTCCATATTACTACTTCTCCTAATCCCTTCATAGACCTTTCAATTATACTTGTCGCTTCAGCAGTAATACCCGTTCCAAGGATGGCTAAAATTCCGGAGAGGAGACCAGAAATATGAAGACTGATAAGGCCCCAAAAAAGAGTAAGAACGAAAAAAATAAGAGCTCTAACTATTTTGTTCATAACGTTAAATTAATTTTAGTGTCTTCCTGCATGATAAGCTCTAAGAGCAGCTTCAGCAGATTCTTTACTATCATATCCAGCAGACCACCAAAGTCTTTTCTTCTTAGCTATAATTCCCCACTTGCCGTCAGGTCTTTTCTGAACTACTCCATCGACCTCAGCTTTTCTCATGTCGGCAGGGGAGACAGGCATTCTTTCTTCGCTATAAACTTTTTCAGCAACCCTGTCTAATCCCTTAGTTCCTCGATCTAAGTAAAACTTAATTGCCTTTAACTTTCGTCCCTGCTTGATCTTACTTTCTTGAGACATTGGTAAGTCTTGCAACATATTTTCACTTTTTCTAAGAATGGGTTTAGTAGTTCTTCTTAATCCTTTAGCAATAAGAGAAGATTTTTTTCTTTTATTTACAGATTTTGCTTGTCCTACATAGTTAATTCCCATAGGGGTATCAGAATAAGACTTAGTGCCCATGGACCTTGTAAGTTGATTCATCTTTATCATCTCAGATCTTACGTCTCCGACAGTCACTCTCTTATCACTATTAGACATTTTTAGGTCAGGAGCAGTATTTATATCCGCACCAGCAGATCCACTTCCGACAGGACCACTATTAATAGTAGTAGTTTTATCCAAAGATAAAGAAGAAATCTGACTTGGATCTGTATATAATTTGCTTCTTAAAATTATCATATCAATAGTTTTTTAATCGGATCTATTCCTTTCATCGAAGAATAGTCCCAGAGACAGGAATAGAAAATTATTAAATTACATACCAGCCCTAAAAGGTACTGTTGTAGGTTGTGAAGGGGCACCGGCTGCCTGTGGTCGTGCTCCGCTTAGTGTACTCCCCTGAACCTGAATTGGCTGTGGTCGTTGTGCCAATTTCTGTTGTAATTTCTGTTGTGATGCAACTAACTTAGCCTTCAGCTGTTCCATCTTCTGTTGCATCTGTGGACTGGGAGTATTCTTTGGATTACCCCATCCACCTATGGGTTTTGATGGAGGAATAGAAGTTTTGGGGCGGGCTATAGAGTTCATGCCCAATCCTCCTGTCGGTTTTACTACTGGTCCGAAACCAGGACTGAGTGCCGGCCCAAATTGTTTTGTTCTAAGTATTATCATAATTAAAAAATGCTTTCTAACATATTTTGAATTGCCTGCCCTGACTCCTCTCGTGCTGACTTAGATAAAGTTTTAATAGCCGACAGCTGTTTATTTACTCCTCCAGCTCCTTCTTCTAAGAATTCGGAATATTTTTCATAACAAGCCCACAGAGAGCCCACAACTGCATCCGATAGGTCCTTAGTTCCAGGTTTTTCTCCTGTTCTTCCTGCATAGTCATATTCAAAGGATCCACTAAACTCTGGATGATCCACTTTAATGTGAGTTCCGTTTTTCCCCGAAGTTACTATTCTAAGTTCTGAACATTCACGGAGAAGGGTTTCATTATACACTAAGGTTGCACGTTCAGAGTTTACAATATTTTTAAACATAAAATAGGGCTCGGTAGTTTTATCAACGGAAATAGCTTTATATTCTATTCCCGCTCTCTCACAAGACTGGAAAAGACCAGCACTTGCAAAACCATCGGCACTTACATGTACATTATAATCTATAGAAAGGCGCTGGACAAACTGAAATAGGTGATCTAGCGACGTTTTCTGTCCATCTTTTCTCGATAGGCCGAGGATAAGAGGAAATTTAAAGCGTGGATAAGTCGCCTTCCCGTAATTTTCCGGACCTTTCTTCTCCTCACCATCATAATAACAAATTGCAATTCCAGTATTATCGGTCACAATTCCAATATCGAAATGAATAAATAAAGTAATTCCTTTAGGAAGTCTTAAGAGCATTGGAGAGACGCGATTGTATATACTGTCGTTTAAGTCAAAAAAATCTATGTCCTTTATTATGTCGGGACAAAGGTTAGGAATCTTAGAACAGGATACCAGGTGAGCAATAGAACCATTAAAAAAGAGTTCTTTTCCAGAATAAGGAAATCCTGCCAAGTCTTGAAGAGACCTAATAGGATCAAGCATAAAATTTCGCTTAACCTGAATAGGACATTTTATTATTCTATCCTTATCAAGCTCTTCAACCTGTTCATCATCCTCTATGACGTGTGGAGTTCTGACGGAATCTCCACGATAAAAATCAAAAGTTAATCCCCCACTTTCGTAGTAGAGTTCAGGTCTTGCTACCCAATGTGAAAACTTAGCAATGAATAGTTCTTCCTCAGGTACAGCCTCCTCAAACTTATCAGCTACTGAATGATCTGCATCCTTTGCCGAAGAATCAATAATAACTGATCCAAAAGTAAACCGCTTAGATACAAAACGAGATTGATAACGTGTTAGTACCTCACTCATCTTAGACATAGCATCTGACGGTTTCCAGAATCCAATCTCAGAAAGAATACTAAAAATCAAGTTAACACCAATAACGCCTCCGACAGATTTAGGTCCACTAGAGATAAGACGGATTGGAGGTTTGTTATATTGATTTCTAAAATATGGACTTACTTCAAAGACAGTCTTAAA